CGGTTGGAATTAAGTATGAAGCTCAAGGAGTCATTTGAGGAGGCGCTTGATCCACTCGCGGCCCTTACGGAAAAGTTGAAAGAGGAAGTTGCCGTGGCCAAACTCACCCGCGATGAACAGCAGATTGAAGTCGCCTTACGCCGCGAGATTACCGGCTTGAGGAAGGCCGGTATCCAAGTGTCCGACGAGGAGGTTGCCGCGTTACGAGCTTCCCTCGAGGAAATTCAGACGCTCAATAAGGCTCGTGATGATACGAAGATGCAGATTAAAGGGGTTAATGAAGAGCTTGAATTGCAGCAATCAATTTTAGATCAACTTCGCTTTCCGCAGTTGCAAGTTCTTGAAAACCAAAAGGCTTTGAATCAACTTTATGACGATGGAAAGATAAGCTTAGCTGAATTGAATCGTGAATCAACAAAATTGGATTTACAGGCACTAGAGGGACTAACTTCATTAGAGGCTGGCTTTGAACGAGGATTTATTAAGGCGACGCAAAGTGTGAATGACTTTGCTAGCGCCTCCGAACAGCTTGTCACAGGGGCCTTCCAAGGAGCCGAAGATTCAATTGTAAGTTTCGTTGAAAGTGGCAAGGTGAATTTTAGTGGCTTAGTGGATTCAATCTTGTCTGACCTCTTGCGCCTTTCAGTTAAGAAAGGTATCGCCGGGGCCTTGGGGGCCTCACCCGGTGAGGGCACCTCAGGAACCGGAATCCTTGGCTTACTGGCAGGTCTGGCCGGGGGTGGTAGCTCAGGGGGTGGAACCGGGGGAGGCTCAGGAGGTGGCCCTCCTGGCCTTTCAGACGGTATTGTCGCCAGCCTTGGAGCCGCCTTTGCTTCAAACGCCGATGGAGGGATACAGAGAACCCCTACCATATCGAGGTTAGCCGAGAAAGGGCCGGAAGCCATCATACCTTTGAAGGGGGGGAGTGTGCCGGTGGAGATAAAGGATAGCCAGCGACCACCAATCAACATACAAAACACATTCAATATCTCAACCCCTAACCCTGACGCCTTTCGGAGAAGCCGGGATCAAATCGGGTTGTTCATGGGCCAAGGGATACAAAATGCTATGGCTCGCAATGGCTAGAACCTTACAGCTTGTTTATCAAAGTTGGGTCCAGACCGTGGTAGACGGTTACCCGGTCAGTGTCCATCTACTCCCACCGCAAGGGATACACCTCATCGAAAATGGAACGTGTTGGTGTGGCCCGGAAATCTACACTCAGGCCCATGCGTTAGCGGATAGAATCGGGGCCATGCCCGGCATAGAAATCTGGATCCACAAATCTTATACGCCGAAGAGGGGGTAACCCATGGGATTTGATGAAGTACAGTTCCCGATTGAAATCTCCTATGGTTCTCGTGGGGGGCCTTCATTCAACACCGACGTGATTCGATTGGAAAATGCTCATGAGGCCCGTACCGGGATTTGGGCCGATGCCGTACACAACTACAACGCTCGATGGGGAGTCAAGACTCACACGCAATTGAGAGAAGTGTTTACGTTTTTCTATGCGAGGAACGCCAAGCTCCGGGGCTTTCGCTATAAAGACTGGCTCGACTTTGTGGCCACCCAACAGGACTTGCTCGTCACCGGGGATGACGCCATTCAACTCCGCATCAACTACACAAGCGGGAGCCAAACCCACAACCGAAAAATCAGGAAGCCCAACGCTTCGCCAGCGGTTACCATGCGGAGGAACGCCGGGGCCTTTACGGACTTTACCCTGGATACCGTTACCGGGATCGCGCAATTCACCGTGCCCGATAGCACCGCCTCTATTTCCAGCGATACCGTTAAGACCATAGATGACATCACGCAAGCGAACCCCGCGGTAGTCACGACCAGCGCGGTTCATAACTTTATTACCGGGGACGTCATTGAAATTTCTTCCGTAGGAGGAATGGTAGAAGTCACGGATGGCCCATATCAAATCACCGTCTTAAATACAACTACGTTCGAGCTAGATGGGATTGACAGCACCTTGTTCACCGCCCACACCTCCGGAGGGAACGCCCAGCACAACGGTATCTCACGCAGTACCATCGCCCATGTTCGGGCGGTCGCCCACGGGTTCACCGGGACACCCATCATTCACCTTTCCGGGGTGATTGGGATGACGGAAATCAATGATCTGTTCGCCGCAATCGTGGTCATAGACGTTGACCGCTTTACCATTGCCATAGATACCAGCGCCTTCACCCTGTACTCGAGTGCCGGAACCGCGGGGCAATACCCACAGCCGGGGACAGACGTTATGGATTGGACAGGGGAGTTTGATGTCCCGGTTAGGTTTGACACTGACGATATTCGGGCGGGGCTTGAAGCATTTGAGTTGGGAGAAATTCCTGACATTCTCTTGACCGAGGTCTTGGAGGACTAATGAAATCAGCCAGCGCCGGGATGGACGCGGCGCTAGGAAGCACCTCTGCAACCCTAGTGACCTGCATTAAAATTACCGCCTCCGATGGAACCGTTATAGGGTTTAGCAATTACACGCGGGACTTCCAGTTTGAGGGGGTCGACTATGATCCCAGCACCGGGCACACGCCTACCGCCTTAGAAAGCAATTCCTCGCTCTCAGTGGACAACCTTGACGTAGACACCATTAGGAAGATTGATGCTTTGACCGGCCCGGATATCCTGAATGGCAAGTGGGACTTTGCTGACGTTCGCTTATTCCTGATTGACCCTACCAACCTACCTAATGGAGAACTTAAGCTCCGGAGGGCCACCGTTGGCCGCGTGAGCTTAGGCCGTACTAGGATCACAAGCGAGATCCGGGGCATGTTAGAACACTTGACCAAGCAGATTTTGGAATTGTATTCGCCGGGGTGCCGGGCCGATCTTGGGGATAGCCGGTGTAAAGTCATTATGGTTCCACCCATCTGGCTTGCTCTGACCGCCTACACGCTCAAGCAACCCTTCGACGCTTCATTGGGTAGTACGGTGGCTCCCACCTCTGAGAACGGTCGACATTTCAAGGCCACCTTCGCGGGAATCAGTGGGGGGACTGAACCAATATGGGATACGACTGTGGGGAATACCACCATTGACGGTTCAGTGATATGGACCGCCATTGAGGCCAACACGCAAACCGGCACCGCGACTTCCGTGTCCACCGCAAACAAGCGGATCTTTATTGACAGCACCAAGACGAGCGCCGCCGCTGACTTCTTTACCGGGGGACTACTGACCTTCACCGGGGGGTTGAATATTGGCCGCTCGATGGAAGTTAAAAAGTACACCAACAGTACCGGGCAATTCGAACTGGTCCTACCTGTGGCCTTCGTGATTGCAACCTCTGACTCTTTTTCAGTACAAGCCGGTTGTTTTAAGCGAGTCTTGGAAGATTGCCGCAACCGGTTCGGCAATACACACAACTTCCGAGGAGAACCAGATGTACAACAGAACTTCCGAATAGCACCAGCCCGGATAGATACGAACTCAGGAGGAAAGTAGGTTGCTGACCCAGCAAGACATCCCAGCTTTTATTTCAAAGTGCCGGGAATGGGAAAGCGTTCCATGGCGACACCAAGGCCGTACCAGGTCCGGGGTGGATTGCGTGGGATTGTTTTCATGCGTGGCCAATGAGCTTGGGTTCCCCCAAGTCATCCCCACCAATTACCATCGAGACCCGGACGGAAAGTTGTTGCTGGCCGAACTTCGTAGTCGATTCATGGAAATAAAAGTCAAGGATCGAGAGGCCGGGGACCTTGTGGTCATGCGGTTTGAAAACCTGCAAGGTGTCCCCACCAATCGACACTTGGCCCTCCTCACCGATTGCGGGATCCTGCATAGCGCGGCCATGTATAAAAAGGTCTGTGAGCATACCTTCGATGATGAATGGCTTAACCGAACAGAGCATTGCTTTAGGCTTTGGGAGGCTCCTGCATGAGCGCATCACAAGCCCGGCTCGGGTTTGCCATAGGAGGGGCCGTTATCGGTGGATATTTTGGGGTTCCTGGCCTTGGCTTGGCCGTGGGCTCTATTGCCGGTTCACTCTTATTCCCTGGCCCTGATCCACCGCCAACGCTAGGGCCGAGGATTGGGGACCTGCAAACACAGGTATCTTCCTACGGCAACCCCATCCCCTGGATATTTGGGACTGACCGGGTAGCTGGAAACATAATATGGAACAGTGAGATCCGTGAAGTATTCAACACCCAGAGCCAGAGTGGAGGAGGCAAGGGCGGAGGGCCACCCAAGCCAGAGATAGGGTCATTCGAATACAGGGTCGATCTGTGTATCAGTCTGTGCAAAGGGCCAATCCAAGGAATCAAAAAGGTGTGGGCGAATGACCAATTATATTATGACTTCACGGACTGCCCTCATGGGAGAGGAATCAATTCGAAGTTGTACCTGGGAACAGAAACTCAATTGCCCGACCCATTGATGGAAGCGGATAAGGGTGTGGGGAATGTGCCGGGTTATCGTGGGCAAGCCTATATCATGCTTCGGAATCTTGCGCTAAACCAATTCAACGGGGGTATCCCTATCCTTCACTTCGAGGTCATTAATGATGGCGACCCGCTCATCCCCATTGTAGAGGTCTTGGATAGCACAAATGGCTTGCTCGGTCGAGTTACGTTCGATGAAGAAACCGGCTTGATCTATCACAGCCGCTCGGGCACTGATTTGATAGAGGTCTTTTCTTGCAAGGCTGGCCTTAGTAAGCTCTGCTCTGTCTCTCATGTGGCCCCCTACTTTTTGAGTTGGTCGCCGCGATTCATACAAATACAAGTCAGTTTATTAGGGGACGTGACAAAACAACAGATCCCTTCTCAAATGTGGGTCGGGAGTCATGCCCCTGATGGAAGCGCCAATACCTCACTGGTCAGTATCTCCACGGATGGAAGTTGCCGGATTCTCTCTGAAAATCAATCTCCCTTAGGTGGTTCATTTTTGTGCTGGCCGGGTATGGTCTTTGTCGATCGACATAGCATCAATGAAAATGCACCGAACTTCGGGGGAGGCGCTTACCTTATTTCAGGAACGACTAACGGGGCTTGCTTTTATCAGGCTCCTTGGCCCATCGGCCCCGGTGACACAGCGGGAGGGCTTGGACCAACCCCTAGCATTAACAATCCCGCGATCATTGCCGGTGTAGAGCATACAGCGGACATTGTGTTGGGCACGGCACCATTTTTTTATGGGATTGATTGGGACGGTAGAGTGTGGCGTGGTGTTGGGGGAAGTGAATCATTCTCAATCGATACCGTGGTCGAGGCTACCGCGTCTTTCGCAAACCTCGGGAACTCTGTGACTTATGATCCGGACGAGGAAATGGTTTACACACATTCAACGATCTTCGGGGGGACGAGTCGACTTAAGAAATGGGACAAGAGCCTCAACTTGATATGGGAGTTTGAAACCAATTACTCCGGGGACAATGGCTATGAGCCGGTCCGGGTTCGGTATCATGCCGGGGTTGGGGATGTCTGGACAGTCGGGAGAGATAGCACCGGGTTCATCCAGACCAAACAGGTCGATAAGCAGAACGGGGGATGGGAAGTAGAGTTCACTCTAGCCTCAAGCCGGACACTTCATGACTTTCAACCCTTCCCAGGAGCCCCGTTTGCTATTGGGTCAATCTCAAGCACACCGGGAGGAATAATGAAATTTCCTTTAGGCCCCGGTGCGATTCTTGACCCTCCAACCCTTGCCTCAGTCGTCACCAGATTAGTTGAGGGCTCGGATACTTTGACCGCCGCCGATATTAATGTGACCAGCATAATTGCCGATACGGTTCGTGGGTACAACATTGCCGCAAGGATGCCTATTCGTAATGCCTTGCAACCCCTCCTCAATGCCTACTTTGTGGACGTGATGGAGAGCGATTATAAAATCAAGTTTGTGAAGCGGGGCAACGCCTCAGTCATGACCGTTCCGGTAGAAGACCTCTCTGCCCATCGAGGGGGTGCCAGTGAAACCCCGGACCCGGTGTTGAGTGAGCGCACACAGGAGAACGAGTTGCCTGATCGGCTTGACGTTCGATTCAAGAACGCCAACACGGACTATAAGATCGGGACCGCCACCACTAAGCGATTGAGAGGGGAGAGCCAACAGCTTCGCACCGTTGACTATCCGATAGTTTTTACTCCCACGGAGTGCAAGGCCATTGCGGACGTGGTGATTTTTAATACCTGGTTTGAGCGAGTGAAGAAAAGTGTCGCGGTATCCAGAAAGTATTTGCGCCTTGACCCTACGGACGTCATTACCATTCCCGATCCTGATGTCGGGCCCATCAACATACGAATCAACAGCGTGAGTTTTAGTATTCCCGGTCTGCTACTCTTCAACGGATCTGAGGAAGATGACAGCATCTATTCCGGTTTCACGTTCCCGGCTCCGGAGGGCAGACAGCCGCAACCCGGCATTCTCGATAGTCCTCCTGTGGTGCTGGCCGTTCTGGATATTTCACAGCTTCGAGACATTGACGACAACAGCGGGGTCTATGTGGTTGGATATGCCATAGGTGGAGCCTTCTCCTTTGCGGAAGTGCAATTCAGTCAAGCCGGGCAAGTCTATACTCCGAAGACTGTCATAAGTAACGAGGGGGCTGTGGCCTTTGCGAATAATAGTTTGACTTGGGAGGGATCATTCTCATGAGCCTTGTCTACCTGGATTGTTGTGGCGACTTTTATTCAACCGCCGAATTAAGCAAGCGTTGGGATGTGGTGAGCGGCACTCCCACCGTAGGGCCAACCATAGGACGCCGTGATGGGGGAGGCATTCTTCTTTCCGCTACCTCGGCCAGACTTGAAAAGCAGTACCCGGCCTTGGCTACCATGGTCGCCGGGATTGCCTTTAAGTTGGATAGCATGGTTGCCACTGACCTTTTGACTTTCCGTGAAGGGTCGATCAATCACGTTGTCATCCGGGTAACCAACACGGGAGCCATTGAGGTACTAAACGGGGATGGAACGCAATTGGCAATCAGTTCTGCGGGGTTGGTCTTTGCCGGGTTTTACTCTTATCTAGAAGCTACGGTGACAATCAGCAATGCCAGCGGGGTTGTTACCGTAGATTTGAACAGCACCAATATCCACACCCTCACCTCAGAGGATACGCAGAACGGGGGAACCGCGGTCACCGACAATATTGAAATAGAAGGCAGCCCCGGGAACCTCACCATAGACGATTTTTATGTTCTCGATACCACTGGATCGGCACCTCAGAACACCCGCTTAGGGGATACCGCGGTTTGGGGGATCTTGCCTCAGGGGGATGGGACTACAAATAGCTTTGGCACCTTAAAGCCATCGAGCCCTACCACGAGCTTTGACAAGGTTGATGACCCAACGCCGGATGACGATGCGACTTACGTTGCCAGCGGAGTCGCATTGGCCCTTGAGCTATTTGACATGGCCGATCTTCCCGTGCCTGGCGGAGTCAGTGCTATTCACGGGGTACAACTTAACCACTTGTCCCGAAAGGATGGGATCACCGCTAGGATCTTCACGCCCAAGGTCAGATCCGGGGGAACAAATTACAGCGGGGCCAGTGCCCCCCTGACAACATCCTATCTCTATTATCGCGAACTTTGGGATGATGACCCTGATACCGGGCCTTCTTTGTGGACAGAGGCCGGGGTGAACGCCGCTGAGTTCGGGGTTGAAGTGGTATAGCGAATGGAACGCCTTTAGATGGGAGAAATATAATGTCACTTTTATTTATTGATGGATGCGGGGAGATTTATGATACCGCCAGTGCCGCCCAATTCTGGACCGCTAAGGATGCGGGCGTCGACGTTGTTGCCGCGGGGGGAAGACGTGGCGGGGCCGCCATTAGATTGGATGGAATCAATGATGACATACGGATAGGGGTTCCAGGGGCCGCGACTGTCGTTTGCGGGTTTGCTTTCAAGAGGGTCACCTTTTCAGCGGGGAACGATACGATCCTCACGCTCCTTGGCCATGGTGTTATTCATGGAACACTAGAGACTACGGATGCGGGGGCTATGCGAGTGACGAGAAGCGGGTCGGTGGAACTGGGTATTTCTTCCGGAGGCTTAGTCTCAACTGACACCTGGCATTACTGCGAAATAAAATATTTCGTGAACAATGGAGCAGGGACGGTAGAGGTTCGCTTGGATGGAGACATCATAATCAATGAAACAGCGTTGAACACATTGGGAAGCGGGGTTGCCGAAGTGCAAGGATTCATATTCCTCGGGAATGGCATTTCAAATGCAACACTCATTGACGATGTATATATTCTTGATACCAACGGGGTGTCGCCGTACAACGACTTTCTGGGCGATAGTCGCATAGATGGGCTTTTGCCAGATGGTGATGGGTTTAGCTCTGCCTTTGGTACCACCTTTCCCGCAAGCCCGACCACGCACTTCACCAAGGTTGATGAAGCTGCGCCCAACGGGGACACGGACTACAATGAAAGCAATGTCGCGAATGAAATTGACTTGTTCGACTTCGCGGCCCTACCGACAGTCTCCGGAGGTGCAACAGTATGGGCTGTGCAAGCCTCGGCTTTCCTGAATAAGCAAGACGCCGGGCCTGCTCCGTGCCGCCTTCTCACTCGACCCACAAGCGCCACGTTCAATGGGGCTCAACAGGAACCCTCAACGGATTACCTGTATAAGCACGAAATATGGGAGCTTAATCCACAGACCAGCCTTGAATGGACAGAGAGTGAAGTTGACGCCGCGGAGTTTGGAGTGGAGGCGCTTTAATGGCTTTACTTTTTCTCGATGGGTGCGACCACTACGACGCACGGGCCGAACTGGCTGATAAGTGGACTCAAGAGGACATAGTATCGGTCAACACCACCGGGGGACGGTTTGGTGGTGGGGCCTTAGTGCTGGCTCCGATTTTTGATGAAGTGTATATGACGATCCCCGGATTGACGGAAGTCTTTGCCGGGTGCCACTTCAACACCCCTTCCATACCCACACTCGAAGAAGTGATGGCGTTCCTCAACGGTAGCTCAATTCAAATCGCCATCCAGGTTACTCAATCGGGCCAGATCAAAGTCTTACGTGGGGGGACCATCATTGACGGTTCCGCTGGCGGGGTGATTCATACGAACACCTGGCACACTATCGAGGTTCGCGTGGTTCATCACGATACCACCGGAGTCGTACAGGTGCGTATTGATGGGGAACAGGTCATTGACTTTTTAGGTGACACCATTCCATCCGGTGCCGCCGACATTGACCGGGTAGAGTTCCGGGCTCCCAGCCTTTCCGGCAACGTCACGATGGATGACTTTTATATTCTGGATACCACAGGCTCGGCCCCACAGAATACCTTCCTGGGCGATTGGAGAATTGACACTCTTTACCCCGATGGTGATGGGAATTATACCGAGTTCAATGTCACCAACCCGGCAAGCCCGACCACGCATTGGGACAAGGTGGAGGAGACTCCCACGGTTGACGATAACAGCTACAATGAAACCAACACCAACGCCGACCGCGACACGTTCACCATGGGGAACCTCGCGGCCATTACCGCTCAGACTATTTTATCCTTGCAGCAAGTCTCAAGGGCCGAAAGTAGTGTGACCGGGGCCAGTAACATGCGGAATAAGTTGCGGATTAGTGGATCTGATTTTAACGGGGCCACCCAAGGAACGACACTCAATGTATTCGCCTATTTGCTGGAACTGTGGGATCTTGACCCCAACGCCGGGCCGGGACCGTGGACTGAAACCGTCATCAATGGAATTGAGTCCGGGTTTGAGCATGTCAACACCAATACGACCCGTGTGTCTCAGCACTGTGTCGAGGTCTTAAGGCAGAACACGGCCCCCCTTCTCAGGGTGAGCCAAGTGGGCATCCAGGTTTTACGGCAAGCCACTGATCCACAGCTTCGGGTATCACAAGTAGGCGTACAGGTCATGCGATCACAACTGGCCGCGCCATCGGGCCGAGTCACGCAGATTGCGCTTGAAGTCGCCAGGGAAGAACCCATCTCGGAAGGGATTGTGACTCAGTTGGCCCTAGAAGTGGCGAGGGTCCATATTCCGGGGGCTCAACCGGGCCTCCGTAGTTGGATGGTCTTTGACCCGATTCACAGCGTAGATGTCCACCTCGTGAGCGGGATACCCCCGACGAGTGTTGCGAGTGAGGCCGTGGTGTTGAACGGGGCCAATGTGGGGATCTTGGGTACGGAAATCATTCAATGGCGGGACGTGGTTGACCTTGGGGGCAACATCTACCGCTTGAGTCATTTACTCCGCGGTCGCCTTGGGACAGAAGTGAACATGAACGCCCACAGTATCGGAGAATTATTTGCGGTCTTGGATGCCGACACGGTTCGCCGCATAACGATGGACATCACCGATCTTGATATACAACGGTTCTATAAAATCATAGGGTCCGGGCTGACCTCATTCGGGGCTCCGATCACCGGGCACATCAACACGGGAGTAAGTCAACACCCATGGCAACCTGTCTTTTTCGAAGCCACCCGAGCCGGTGATGACATTACCTTTACCTGGGAACGCCGGAGTCGGATTGGGCACCAAAGGATCTTGCAAGTGTCTCCCCCCATCGGTGAAGAAGATGAACGCTATGAGGTTTCAATTCTTGATGGGACTGATTCTGAGGTAAGGAAAATTGAGGTGACTGACACGACCGCGGTCTACCTTGGGACTGAGCAGGAAACAGACTTCGGTGCGGGCAACTTCCAGAACCCGGTTCGTGCTATCGTCTATCAAATGAGCCGGGTCGTGGGGAGAGGATTCGGCAACCGACAATTACTCTAAGGATTTGTAGATAAATGGGTTTCATTCAAGAGAGAGCTTCCATCAAAAAGAAATTGCGAGAATGGCTAGGGCCGTATGCAAGCTCTGATTTAATGTGCGGGGAAGGAGACAGACAAGGATTTGTCAATTCGGTTTTTGGCATGCTTGGCGAGGTTGGTGGATGCTTTGAACTCGTCTATCGCCGCGCCTATGATATAGGATTTGCCGATGGTCAAAAGCAACGCAAAGGAAAACCCCCAAAAAGGAAAAAGTAGAAACCAGATTGTGTTACCGAAATAAGGAGGCGCTATGCCACAGAGCCCGTATCTACTTTATGAACACATCGTCCAAGGCCAGTTCCAAGCCGAAGTAGTTGCGAATCAATTTGCTGATATTCTTGAGCGAAAGTTGGTCAATAAATCGGACATCAATGTCGCCGGTTCCGGCACGATGGTTTTAACCGATAACCAAGTTCGGGACTTTCACTTGAACTTTTCCGGAGCCATAACCGGGAACCGTGTGGTGGAGGTGCCAGCGCGAAACATGCCGTTCCTTTTGGAGAACAGCACCACGGGAGCTTTCACGGTTACCTTCCAAGTTGAGGGCGGGGCCGGGAACAGCTTAGAGCTTGGCCGCGGATACAAGGCGTGGGTCTGGTCAAATGGAACCAACGTCTTTGACTTGCAGCGTGAGCAAACCGAATATGTTTCCGATGTCGCCGCAACCTACACGGCCACGCCCTATGATCGGATCATCAATGGGGATACCAGCGGGGGAGCCTTTACCATCACCCTCCCCGCGGTTGTGCCGGGGAAGAACATCCTGGTCACCTCCGTGGGTGCCGCGACCACTTTGACTATTGCCCGAGGTGGTTCGGATACCATCAAGGGAGTCTCAACCAGCATAACGATAGGAACACAGTGGCAAGCCGTTCTTTTCGTGGGCGAGAGCGCGACAAATTGGCTTGCCTTTCGATTGACCGTCGCTTAACAACCAACCAGAGAGGACGCCGCTCATGATTATCAACCGACTTTTTTTAACCCTCCTGTTTTTACTCTTGGCTCTCCCGGCCCTTGCACAGACCACCGCGAACCCCGGATG